TGACCTTCGTCAATAAAGTCTCTAAGTAATTATTGGAAAGAAATTGAGGGGGGTAAAACCCCCTCGATTTCATTTAAAGGTAAGGAAAAAAAAATGATCATTGCACAAATGATTGGTAGAAATGAATCTTCTAGATTTCTAGAAGATGTACTACAAAGATTATCAACTCAAGTTGATAAGATAATATTCACAGACGACTGCTCTACGGATGATACTGCTGAAATAGCAGCAAAATACGCTGAAGTTTTTCAAACCCCTGAACAATTATTTAATGTTCATGAAGGAAAATTGAGAGCATTTGCGTGGGGCAATTTAGAAAAGTTTGCCAGTGTTGGAGATTGGGTCGTAGCTATTGACTGCGATGAAAAACTTTATCACTCGGATGACGCGTCAATTAGGGACGTTTTGAATACATCTCCTTTTGATGTAGTTAATGTGCGCTTCTATCATATGTGGAACGAAACTCAATATAGAGTTGACAAATTATGGACACCAAATAATAGTACTAGAATATTTAGGTATGTGGAAAATGGTGGATTCAAAAATAGGCAACTAGCCTGCGGATCTGAACCTACATATGTAGCAGACATGATCGCTAGAAAAAACTATTGGGTAGACTCTAAGCTCATAATGCAACATTTAGGCTACATTAGAGATGAAGATAAGATCTCTAAGCATCAGCGATATTCACAATTAGACGGTGGAGCTTTCCATCAATTAGACCATATCAATTCAATCATAGATGAAAAACCAGTTCTAATAAACTGGGGTTCATTTGGAATTTAATAGGAGATAAAATGACATTTCTTAATCCAACAGATTCACTGAGAAATCTTACTTCGGCAATGGGTAAAAAAGAAAAGTTTAGTTACATTAATGTTCCTAAGTCTTCCATAGTTGCCTTAAGTAAGAACAGTGAGAATCCGTTTCCAGCTAATTTTGCTAAGAATATTATCTCTTCATTAAAGAACAATGATAAGAGAATCATGAAAGCAATTTCGCACACCCTAGTTTCTGACATTGAAAATGGAAGACACTTTAAAATTGGATTGAACAAAAACTTTGAGTATTACTACTCAAACGTATTCGAATACTTTTATCTAAATAACAAAGATGCATATAATTCAGTAATTGATTTCTATATTAGAAATACTCCAAAAGTTATTGTTACACTTCATGATAAGAAACTAGCTCAACGCCACTTTGGATTTGATACTCATATCATAAATATTCCCTACAATAATTACCATGAAAAGCTAGATAGCGTTTACGCTCAATTAGCCGAAATGGAAAAGGAAGTAGATTACTGCCTTTTGGATTGTGGTGTTTTTGGTTTAGCTTTGATGAATAAGATGTGGGATAATTTAAACATGTCCATAATTGATACTGGTAAAACTTTGTCATTGAGCAAGGCTGCATTTCATAACAGTACTAATGAAAGATAATTATAAAAAAATACAAGATGATGATATTGAATTCTTAATAGATCTTTTATTTGATACTAATTATTCAATAAATCAAATAGCAAAAGAACTTGACGTTCCAATATCTGAGATAAATAAAAAGATTAATTATCTTGGATTAAATTGGTTAAAAGATTCTAAAAAGAAAATGTCACGTGGTCAAACTGCTCTGACAATGATAATGAAGAAACTTTTGCCAGGAGAAGACGTAGTTAATGAATTTCATATTGGCGAGAAACTTCGACTAGATGTCTATTGCCCCTCGTATGGAATAGCTGCTGAATATCATGGCCGTCAACACTTCTTTTATACATCTAGATTTTTTGAATCAAAATATGAATTTGAAGAAGCGCAAAGAAGAGATATCATTAAGGCACAGTGGTGCAAGGATAATGGAATTGCGTTAATTGTTTTCCGCTATAATGACTCTTTAACTGAGAGCAGCGTGTATAATAGGATGCTGGAAGCTATTAGAAATAGTCCAGATAGCAAGAAAGATAATAATAAAGCAAGTATTACAACTTCTAATTATTATCAAGAAATGAAAAAGAAAAATTCAGAGTATAAAAAGAATCTTTACCGCAAACTAAAAGGCTCTAAAAATTAATGGCACTTGAAGATATAGAAGAATCACAAGAAACTCCACTAGAATACCAGGCATTCGCACTCTGCTTGAAAGAGCAAGGTGCGATATCCTATTTTGACGAGAATCTTTCACAAGATATAGTTGGTATGATTCATGGGGAAAAAGGAATCCATGAATTTTATGGTGCGCTCCTTGGTTTTTATCGAGCAACTAATTTAGACATAGTTGATCCAATAGCTTTTAAGTCATGGCTGTCTAGCGAGACAGATATCTATGACGCACTTGGCGGTTCTTCCGGCGTAGGTATAATGATAGATTATATTCTTAGTCTGGATTCTTCTACAAAAGAATCAGTTGTTGAATTAATAAAGCATAAAGCAAATAAGCGTAAACAAATTCTTAATCTTCAAGAACTTCAAATACTTATTAACAAAAAAGGTTTGAAATCACAAGAAGATATTAATCGCATTAATGATTTGACATCCTTAATTAAGGATCTTGAAAATCAAATTAAGTATGACCCTTTTAGTAAATTGACTACAGCTAATGACATTCTAAATAGAGCTGATCGTTTGCTGGACATACCTGATTTTGTGCCAACGCAATTTAAAGCCCTCAATAGGGCTATGGGGTACACAGATGAGGGTGGATTCTTTAAGGGCGCTGTACACGCAATTATTGCCCCCTCTGGCAAGGGTAAGAGTACCTTTGCTAAGTGCCTAGCTAATAATTGGCTGGATACTGGCTATAGAGTTTTATATGTAAACTTTGAAGAAGCCTTAGGTCACTGGGAGAGAATTCTTATGACCCAAATCATTGGTGAAAATGTTTATTCAGAAGCTCATAAATGGAGCGAAGAAAAGAAACAGTTTTATTTGGCTAAATTTAAATCAAAACTTGAAGAGTGGGGGGATAGATTGATGGTCCGCCATGATCCTGAAACTCCATATTTTGAAGATCTTGAATTTTGGTTAAGAGATTTGATAGGTCATACTGGAGACATGCCAGACGTAGTTATCATTGACACTATCCAATCTATGTTTACTCGTGGCAGTGGCAAAGGGAAGCCAAGATGGGGCGAGTTTGAAGAAATGATGGTTAGATTAGAAAAGCTTGCTAGAGATATGAACTGCGCCATGATCATCACAGCTCAAGAAAACTCAAACAGAATGAAAGAAAAAAGAGAAGTTGTTCAGCAGTCAGATACAGGTGGATCTTTGGCCATCCAGCAAAAGTGCGCAGTTACAATTTTCATCACAGAAAAACGTTTGGCTTCAAATGATGAAACAGAAGATGAAAATATAATGCAGCTTCAAATACCTAAGAACAGAATTACTGGTTCTGCATTTATGTATGATCCACCTTTAGTGAGATATAACGATGCAAAAAAAATCTATGAAGATTATGAAGTCATTAGTGATCAATCATACTCAGAGTCAACAGATCTTCAAGAACTATTAAGTGGAGAAGGTTTTGACTAATGCTAGAATTAAACGTAGAAGCAATTAAAGATTTTCAAACTTGTGAAAGATTATACGATTTTAGATATCGTGATAAACTTCCTGAAAAAGTATATTCAAGAGATATCTACACTGCTAAATTTGAATCAACTATTAAGAATATTATCTATTTCTTTTGGTTCAAAAAACAAGCAGGCATTAGTCCGTCTTATGCCTCGTTGTTAAATAGGTGGGAAAAATTATGGTTCCCAAAGAATGTAGATCATTACGATATAGCTACCGAACAACACGAGAGCATGTATGGAAATATGGCTAGCTTGACCACAAAGGCAGCAAGCATACTACTTACATTTCACGAAACTTATTCAGACGTAGATATGATTCCTCTAGCTATATCCGAAGAGTATATAGCAATTATCAACAAAGAAATTAAGATAGTAGACAAATTTGATTTAATAATTAGAAAAGATAATAAAAATTATGTAACAAAACTTCTTTTTAATTATAAGACTAATCATAGACACATGTATCAAGTTGATTTCTCTGCTATGTATATGGGATTTAAACTTCGTCATCCAAGTCGAGTTAATGAAACTAACTTTGGTTATATTGATCTAATGTCAAATAGTTTAGATTTTATAGAATATGAAATTAGTACCGAAGACATTGACTCTTTGGAATACTGGTGTGATACAATGTGTCATAAGGAAACTTTTGTCCCAAGAAGAGGATTAACAGCTTACTGCAAAAAGTGTCCGCACGATGACGCATGTTCTAAATGGATTGGATGGAAATAATGGGTAAGAGTATTTTAGATGATATTCTGAAAGAAGATACAAGTAATCAAATTACTCAAGAAGATGAATACTTGGCTCCCTTATTAGGAGAAATTGGACAGATAGATGATGAAGGAATCAAATCATTTGTCAGATCACTTTTGCTAAAAGCTAGTACATTTTGGGAAATACCATCTAGTTTTTCCGGGAGATATCATCCACCGGATGAACATGGCCCTGGTGGGAATGTGCTACATACTAAAAGAGTTGTTAGAGTTGCAGAAGTGATATCAGACTCCTATGCATTAAGCATAGAGGAAAGAGATCTTATAATTGCAGCATGCCTGCTAC